TTCAAAAATTGTTTTTTCTCTTCTGGTGTCATAATAACTGTGTGTGTTATAAAATTATACAAAAATTTAAGGCGGGTTTTAAAACCCGCCTTAAATCATACTTTACACAGTATTTTGGATACTACCTAAAAATTGGACGAATGCCATCGTTACCAAAACCTTTGGATTTACTTACTTCTTTTATCCCACCTCTTACGCTCGCCGCGAATATCATAATGAACAAACGAGTCATACAACCCTAAACCACCCTCTAACATGTCGCCTGAGCTTATAAGCTTCTCAACCGTATTGTAAAGCTCTACCGTAGACATTCCTTTCACAACAATATCCGCAGCCTTTCCTTTTACGTGCTGAGAGTTTGGAACACCTCCGACCCTTGCGTTATGTTCAGGCGATCTATACGCGCTATTTATCTTTATTGGGTTTTTAAGATGATTCCTTAAGAACTGTAATTGATTTGCCAGCTTTACAATATTCTCAAAGACTTCCTGCGGCATTGGTGCGCCGTCCTTGCTTTGGAATTCTTTTAGTTTAAAGTTTTCTGTTAGTTTCATATTAGTCAATAATTTCTTGTGATTCTCCGATAAAGTGTAGACTTATAGGTAATATTCCTATCCATTCAGCTATTAATAGGCTCCAAAAGTCAAAAGCAAAGTGTAGTATCATGGCCAAGACTATAAATGCGCCTGCGATTATCTTGTAAATACGCTGCTTTGTAGAGCTGTAAACAATCATAACCACTACACTGCCGATAAAAAACACTGTAGCAGCTCCGTAGTGTAGAATTACCTCATGATTGTGTTTGGTGGTTCCAACTAGTAAAAGAGCAATTCCTAACACTACGTTATACCATTTCTTTTTAATAAATCCGCTATACATGAATATTGTTGCCGCAATGGAAAGTAGTGCAGCATACAACAAATTCCCTTCGCTATATGCGTAATCCGATATACTGTCGCGCCATTCTCCCGTGTAGATGTAGAGTATCAAGGGTATCAGTACTAAGAATCCAGCGAACCATGTTTGTAAATTTCTGAATCGTTTCATTTCTCATCGTCTTGTTTTTCAACTTTGCATCCGTTCTTTTCCTCTATTTTGTTTATGTAGAAATTTATTTTGCTTTTCATCCAGTCGCGTATTTTTTTTATAATCAAGCTAACAGCATCTATTTTTTCTACTTCTTCTTTATTACGTATTGCATAGACATTTCCTAATATTGAGTAAGCTTCTGATATAATCATGACAATCATTACTATATTTACCGCTGCTGTGAAATCGACAGGTATTTTTAAACCTACTGCCGCCAATGTCATAGGTATTAATATGAATATAAACTTTGTGGAAATGCCCCACCAAAAGATTGATAGCTTAACCTTGTATTTTAATCTATAAGCTTTTATAGCTCCTAAAAAAGAATCCACAAGCATTAAGATTATTAATAGTAATGTTGTTTCTAAGTCAATTCCCAGGTAAGCAAAAACAGGATACACGATCACTTTTAAAAATTCATTAAATTTTTCTTCCATCGTGCTATTATGTTTCATTTCTCATGCAATACTTCTTTAGGGGATTAATAACATTATTTCTTATTAGATTTAGTTCTGCGATATATGTAAACTAACCATGTAAAATCAAGTATTAACGTAGTGGTTAAATCCAAAGAGAAACCACTCACGTCACTAACCGAAAGAATACTCCAGATTATTGTGCTTGCAATAAATCCGTAAAAGGCTGTTAACGTAAATTCACAGAATTTGTATTTATTTAAAAACCACGCGAATGATGATATAACTAAAATATCGTAAGTGATAACTTTTAAAATTTCATAAATCGTGTAGGTTGTTGGGTATTGTATTTGTAAATCTTCGCAACCTGTAATTATCGGGTCGAATAGACTCGGAAAAAACAGGTTTAAGTTTTGCGTGAGAGAAATTAAAATAAAAAGCGCGCCCATTGAGTAAATAATTACTCTTTGAGCGTATACGCTTTCCATGATTTTTAATGGATATTTTAAATACTCTTTATAAGTCATTACTCTAGTTTTTTAGGGCATGTAACGGTGTTGGTTGGATTGGGTGAAAACTCTTTTCCTGCCAACTCTTGATCATATACATCTTTAAAAAAAGTTAACATTTCATGTACTTCTATTAGCATTTGTTCTTGTTCTTGTGTCATTTTATATATGTTTGTTAATGTTAAGTTTTACGTAATATCTGTTATTAGATTTAAAGATCTCGCCGACTTTCGTTATGAAATTTGCTTCACTTCCTAGTCTTTGAAAATACATTTTAGAAAGCCAAGAAGAATAACCTGTATATGAGCCTGAATTTGCATTAACTGCTAAACCAGCGTTTAATGTTGAATTGTAAAAATCATTAACGCCGTAACTAGATGTTCTTAACGCAATTGTTATACCTGTTTTCGCTGCGTCTGTCGAAGGAACTCCAGCACTTCCCGCGGGAACGTATGCACGCCCCTTAGCAATCATTATGTAGTCTTTTTTATTCCCTATAATTGGATTATTAGTGACTGACTCATAATCTTCAAGGTTTACGCTGAATCGTGGTGTATAAAACTCTTCAAATTGCCTCCTAAAGCCGTTTGAAGAATAAGTTAAAAATGGAAACATAGCGGAGTAAAACCACCCTAACCGAGCCGGTACTAAAAATTTCATTTCGTACCTAACATTGATTAGTTCGTTATTAAAATCATGAAATTGTGTTACGTTAGCTATATCTACCTTATTTTCGTATTCTCCATAAAAATCTACTATATTTTGCTTGATGGAAATTAACTTTCCATAATACAAAGTGTCTTGTACTATATTAGTTTTTATACCGTCAATAAAGAATTCTATAGGCGAGCTTAAAAACTCGTTTTTGTGCATATTCCCACCAATATCTTCAATAGCTCCGTTATTGACACTCGCTTGATATGCATACTCTAATTCGCTACCCTCTTTTTGAATTAAAAACTCGTCAATAGAAAATGAGGTTTTTGCGACTCTAAGCCAATCAATACTACCGTCTGAAACAGTTCCACCTGAGTGTGATGGTGTTACTTCTCCTGTTATTCCTGAATTTTGTGCTACATATATTGCGCCGTTCACACCTATCATTTCATCATATTGCTGAACCGTAACACCTTGTTTGTGTTTAATAGGTTTGACAAGCGGGTCTCCTGGCTTTACTTCATCCGTAATAATTTCTAATGCATTAAACCAAGTTTGATTACCTGTTTGGTTTGTTGTACCTGTGTTGGTTATTACTATAGTATGCTCAACATTATTGCTAAGGGCTTCAATAAATTGCTTTTGTTTGTAGTTATTGTTTACTGCGTCATAAGTGTCTACGTTTACAGGTGTTCCACCGTCTATTGTAACAGACATAATTCCGCCGTTGTTGCGTCCTACGTAGTATAAATAAAGATCACCCTTAAATTTTGCCGTGAATGTTATAGTTTCACCTTGTGTTACAGTTGTTGCAACTCGATGTCCTATGTAAGGGGTTGAATCATTACTATTATAAATACTCCAGCCACTAGTTATTGTTGTTGCATCGTTTATTGTTAGATAGCTATTCAATTTATAAACTCTTTGTTTTACAAGTTTATACGGTGTTTCTTCAATACCTCCAATAACCGCGCCGCTGTTTTTCATAGTTACTTCTAACCAGTCGTTAGAACCTAAGTGTTTATTAATAACGATCTCACTACTTGATTTCTCTAGTGAACAACCAAGAACACCTGTAGAGCCTGTTTTTGAAACTTCTATTTCATGCTCGTTTGAAAGTTGATGACCCTGTAACACTCCACCATTTACTAAAGAACTACTAGTAAATAATATAGGGAGTAAAGCAGCTTGCAATAAAGCAACACTAGCGTAAGTACTTCCGTTTACTGTAAATTCCGTGTATAATCTTGGTGTTCCCTCTGTTAGGTCAATAGCAGCATTTCCGTAAGTGTTTATGATTTGAACTTTGTTTCCTTTTACCAAGGGAGCGAAGTTTTTAAAATACGGAATACCATTGTATGTAAAAGTCGTCGCATTAACATTGTTTATCGTTACCATGATTTAGAGATTTTAGAAATTTTAAACGTATTCTTTCTTCTTGTGCAATTTTTAAATAGCTCCACTTCGGTGCGTATTAAAAAGTCTTGAACATTAAGCCAGTAATTGTATGCAGTGTTTTTATTTAGAGTATTGAGCTGTTTTTTTGTGTTTATTGACAGGGTTTGACTATGTGGGTTATCTAACTTTATCGTAGCGCCAAAAGGATTATCTATAACATCACCCTCCATTATCCATCGAGCATAGATATAATTTGCCAAAACCACTCTTAAACCATAATTTGAATATGTGATATTTTGATACGTGTAAGTACTACCGTTTAACAGATCATCGTAAGTTGTTTCGTTAGCAGCTACTTTAGCTAAAATATCATTGTATAAGCGATCTCCTAAAAGCGGTCTTAAATCAATAAATTGTGAATCAAGTATTATTTGATTTAGTTTTTCATTGTTGTTGCTATTAGATAGTTGCTTGTACTGCTGTATCTGCGCTCTCGTTATTAGTTTTGTTGTTGTTGACATCGATTAAAGGAATTACATTTACTTCTTTCTCTACTCCTACATGTTTTAAGACTTTGTTTAAAATCTTTACAAACCTGTTTCTTTCCTTTTCTGTGTTTTCCCAATAGGTTTTTTTTGCTTCTCGAAGTGCTTCTCCGCTATTTCCAAATAGTGAGCTATCAGGCGACTTTACAAGAGCTACAGGAATGTTGCAAAAAGCCATCAAAATATTTTTAGAAACGCTGTTTTCTGTGAATTCAAACATTTTATCATCGATCTTACTTTCGATTTGCTTGATTAATATAGCGTCCTCGAATTTGTCACCGTCAGATTCTAATTCTATAAGCATTGCGCCGCCTGCTTGATCCGCTCCGATGAAAGATTGTATTGTTTCTTTTGTTTGATCTGCTTCACTTCTTTGCCTTTGATAATGTCTGTAGTCTTGACTTGATATAATTTCCTCGGTTGGATTTGAATACGATTCGTCATAATCCGAATCAACCAAAGGTTTAGTAATTACCAATGTTTTTCCAAAAAAACCATTTCTCAAAAGTTGGTTTTTGTAAACAGACGCTTGTGCTTCGCTGTCACAGTCATTCATAACTGTATCAATTCGTGAAAGTGGGTAATAGTATTTCTTATCGTAGTTTATATATAAGATTTGCCCTTTATATTTTTTGATTCCGCCAGCTTTTTTTATTTGAGCTTCAACTACTTCTTGTATTGGATTGAAAACATCATAAACAGAGACTTCTTTTTCTGTTATTTTTGGCTGCAACCAATCATCGCAAAGTAAAATCTTACCGTTATACTTTTTACTGTCCTTTTTCCCTACTCTTGACGTCTCAAACGGTACTATTTTTGGGTTAGTTGGCACATACTTAATGCTCCCCGTACTTGTAGACTCTACTTTGTAGTTAAAATGTATTGTTACCCCTCTATTAACAACTAAGGATTCATCCAGTTCCTCAGCAAATTCAATAAGTTCTTGTTGCGAATCTTGATTTACTATTAAATCGTCATTTTCTCCAAAGCCTTTGCCTATTAAATACTGTTGCATTAATCCAGCGGACATCTTAGCGGTTACAGAATTGTTTACTAAACGATCTGTTCGCTCTGTATACCCATTGTCTACGCCGTTTTTGTAGATTTCTAGTTTTTTGTCCCACTTTATAAGGCGTTTTGCAATGTCAAACAAATATGTTTGCATTCTTGCCTTCATTAACTTTCAAGTTTTTCTAAAAATACTTTTACAGAAGTTGCTTTTATGTTTGGATATTTTTCACGAAGTTCTTTCAAACTAAGCTCAGAGTCTTTTTTTTCAGAAACATTTTTATTATCGCTGCTACCTGTATTTTCTTTTTCTAAAATATCTTTTACCTGCAAACCTTTTGGATAAATATCAAAAAGAAACTCTATAGCTTCATCTCCTTTATGGACAGCGTATCTTTTGATCAATATTTCGGCGTATTGATTGGTTAAATTTGCATTTGTAACATGTATTTTGCTTCCAAACTGCAACTGCAACCCTTCTCTTTTTTTATGTAGTCTATAATCTGTCTCGTTTTCCATGACTTGAAATTTTTCTTTGTACTCTTTTAGATAGTTTGCTATACAATTATTACAGCTTGGATTTACTTTTTTTTGAAAAGATTTTGTGTAGTCTTGAAGAAATACTTCTAAATACTTAACACCGTCAGCGGTTACCCCACTGACGATATTTTCTGTATCCATTTCTAACCAATTAAGCTTGTACGAATTTTGCATCGTATGCTGTCTTAGTTGTTGCGTAATCTGTCTCTAATACTGTACTTGGTAAATATATTTCTTCGTAACCGTCTGCACTCGCAAGAGAGAATTGTAAAACACCATCATTTTCATTAGTGTTATGTACCTCTGTTGTAAGTTCCATGCCTGAGTCTAAACCATAGACTAAGAAAGCTTCTGCGTTGTTTGCGCCCTTCCATTTTCTTTCAACCATTACTGCGTATTTCCCACCTTTAGCCATCTCGTTTAATTGAGCTTTGTTAGCTGCGCTAGCATTAAAAACAACACCATTAAATGTATGCTTTCGCTTGTCATTTGAAAACTCTTTTTTAACAAGTTCCGACATAGCAACATTAACTTGCTTTACACCTTGTAATAAATAACCTGTTTTCCCTGTTTTTAGTTGGAAATTGGTTACTATATCAGGGTTTGTTCCGTCTCTTGTTATTGCGGTGTAGTCTATATCTAGAGTATTAAACAGTAATACATTTGACTCAATACCTCCTATCAGTGCATTCGCGCAATCAAACAGCATATCTGCTGTAATCAATCCTTCACATGCCATATCTGTTAATTTTAAAGGTTATTAGTATGCGAAAACCGCTAAGTATTTTTCCATAAATTTAGCATCGATAGAATAAACTCCATCAATATAATTCTTTCCAGAAACCTTATCATAAAAAGCATCTAACTCACCCCAATCACCCTCTGAAAGTGTTCCAATTGGTAAGTTTAAGGGTGTTGATAAAACTGCTCTATGCGGTAAATTGTATTTTGTTCCGTTATCCTCGTACTCTTTAATATTTCTATCCCAAATTTGCATTTTTACAACTTCAACACCTCGGTAGGTTAATCTGTCTTTTCCGTTTTCGTTGATGAGAGTATTTCCAGCTCCTTGATTCTGCTTATCTTCTAAATCATTAATATAGCCATCGTAAAGCGTTCTCGTTACATAAAATTTCTTATTAGGACTATCTAACAATCTACTATCAGCTTTATTATACATTGATTTTAAAGTGTTGATAGATTCATTAGCCGCTAATTCTTGTGCTGTATAACTTGCTCCGTCATTTTTAGCAATATCTACATGGAGTGCATCTCCCGAAGGTATAGCTGCAAACATCTGCTTAAACAATCCATCAAAAGTGTTAAAGTATTCTTTGTCTGTTCCGTTTTTTAAAACTCCTGAATTAGCTACTGTGTCAGCGGCTATATCAGAGAACCATGCTTTTCTAAGTAAGGCAACCTTAAAACCTTCCATTACTTTACCTACTAAAAAGTTCCCTGTAGTAGAATTAGACCCTTCAATAACATTCATGAAATCAGGGTTCATTCTAGCCATTTGATTAACTAGTTTATCTTGTGCGTTTACATCTGTAGAACAATGTGGTAATCTAAAATCTTCATATACAGGAGTCCAAAATTTATTAGACATTGTAACTCCGCTAATTTCATTTTTAACACAATTAGCCTTTACTTTTTTACCCATTAAACCAATACTCCCAGCAAAAACAATCTGTTCATTATGTTTTATACCTTCTTGAATATCATGGATATTATTTAATTCTGGATCGCCATAAGTTAATTCGTGAATTACTTCCGACCAATCATCTACCTCCGTTGCATTAAATGTAAATGCACCATTATTTATTGCGCTTGCCATTATCTTCTATTTTTTCTTGCTTCAATTAATCTTTGTTTTGCTTTTTTAGCTTCACTTTCTACTTGTTGCGACGGAACAACCTCTTGTCTATTAGTCACAGGTTGAAAACTAAACTTTGTCCTTAGTTCAGCTTGAAACTTTTCAAACTGACCTTTAACATTTGTAATCTCTTGTTTTAAAGTTTGGTTTTCCTTTTGCGCTGTAGCTAGCTGTGTTTTAGCCGCTTCTTCGTTGGTTTTAGAAATGTTCAACTGCTCTTTAATGTCAGCAATTATCTTGTTCATTTCTTCCTGCGTCATTGTTTCTTCTGCTGCTGGCTCTCTAATTTCTGTTAGAACTCCATTATCAAAAACAAACGTGTTTCCGCTTGGCATAACATATTCGCCTTGCGCTGGTGAACCATCCACCAAACCTCTAGTTTCTAATGGGATTGGCTGACCTTCTTCCACATCAGGGAAATCAATCATTGTTTCACCGTCTGCGGTTGTTTCTGTCACATTCGTAGGTGTCTGCTTTTCTGTTTTAAAAAGGTTCGTAATCCCTTCTAACTTTGATTCAAGCCAACTCTTATCCTCAGAAGACATCTTCAATTCATTTGTTGTACTCATCTTATCATTAATATTAGTGTTTGTGTTTTTTTGAAAGTATGCTACAGGCTGCATCGCTTCGCTCTTGTAGTTTGCGAATCCTAGATTGTAAGCCTGCTCATATGTTAGTGTGGTTTCCTCTCGAAGCAAAGGAAGTATCGCTTCGTTTGTTAGGTTGGTAGCTTCTGTGTATTGCTTAAGCAGTTGTTTTTGGTACTCTGCTATTTCGTTGGCATATTCCATGATTTGTTCAGAATCTCCTAGAACACCACCTTGTGGTAAATGAATAAAAAAGTCTGTCCCCTCTTTAAGCTCTCTTTTTTCTCCTATCAGAAACAAAAGCGTGCCCATAGACGCAACCATACCAAAACCAAAAGTATTGATAGGCTTTCCAATAGATAATAAGTATTCTTTGATTTTGTTGCCCTCGTCAATAGAGCCACCACAAGTATTAATATTTAATTTAAAACTTGTAGCGTTTGGATATTTTTGGACTTGCTCAATAACATCAAGCAATACAACACCTTCAACTTTGTTTCCAGCACCATCTTCGTACTGCCCAATATCTCCAACAATAAATATATTTGCTTGCATACTCAAAAGTATGCACATATAGTGTAATTTCTACGACATTTGTTTGACGCTTGTGTTTTCTTCCATAAATTCGACAATACGTTGTACTTTTCTTAAACTTATGTCGTGTTTAGTAGATATTATTTTTTTTGAAGAAGCTTCGTTATTGGTTTGTAGTTCGTCTAAATATTCCTCGTAGTATGTTTTGTAATCTAGGATTGTCATAGGAATAACTCTTGCTTGTATTAATGTTAGCAGGTTTCTTCCCAAACTTTGTATTATTTCGTAACGTTTCGCCATTTCTTACATATATCATTCTTCGTTCTTACCTTGGCTGAAAGAGGACAACCACCGCAATCATCACAGTATCGTCCTTGTATTTCTGTTAACCTATCATTTATAAACGCGGTTAAAATCCCTTTTTTATTATGTTCGCAAATTGCGCATATTTTAGAGCGTTGTTCCGCGATCTTTTCTGTTACTTCTGATTTATCAATAAAGTTTTTCCAACCACTTAAAATATCTTTTATCATTCTATCCTAAATTTGCACCTTCTACTACTCTTGTGTAACTTTCTTGTCCTGTATTTATATCTTCTACAGTTACTACAGGATTCGGCATGTTAGAAATAGTTCTTTGTACTATTTCCTGCACTTCGTCGGCTGTTAATCCTTTGTTGTTGTGTGTCGTATAATTGTTGGTAGTATTTCTTTGTGATGGCATAATCAAAGCCCCGTTGTCTGTTCCAAGTCCTGAGCTTTGCGCTGCGAAATTTCCGAAACCTGAAAACCCGTTTAATTCACTTAAAACGCTTTTATATTTTTTTTTGTCTACTACTGCAATACCTTCGCCCTTTTCAGCTTCAAAAGCGCTTCCGTCTTCTCCGTAAAACTTTGTTCCGCCTTGCGAATGAGGTTTCCCGCCAATCTCTACAAAACCACCTTTAGCCATTTTCTTTTTTGAAGCTAGTGCGCCTATACCTTTAATCGCTGCGCCTGCTAAAATTTTACCTATTGCCGCCTTGCTATTTGCTGCCATTGCTGCGTTTTGTCCCAATGCTACAGGTATAGCTTTTAAGTTAAACGGCGGACCGAGTGCAACGGCTTTTGCTAGGTTTTGCGCTTGGCTAGATGCGGTATTAATTGCTACAAGTCCAGCCTGTACTCCTGCATCCAAAGCAATTGCGGCAAGCTGCGCCGCTAAACTGTCACCAAGTAACCCTGTTAATATTCCTGTTAATTGACTGGCTATGTTTGCGGCTCTATCCGCATTCTTTTGCCTTTCTGCGATCTCTTTTTCACTTAGTGCAGTATATGAGTCTAAAAATTGTTGCTGCGCGTTTATGCGTATTTCATTTATTGCAAACTCCCTTTCCTCTGTAAGAAGTTTCAAAAGCTCTGTTTTTTCAGTTTCCGTAAGATTTAATTGTTCTAATTCTCGCACGTGGTTTTCAAAATCCTGTTCAATTTTTAACCTTGCTTTTTCGTCGCGGTCAGCTTCGTCTCTTAGTGCGTTTTGCTGTAATAATTCACGCTTCTTTTCTTCAAAACCTTTTGTTCTTTCTTCTTCTGCCGCTGCGTCGTCAATTTGTTTTTGTATCAAATCATTCTGAATGCGCCGCGTTTCGGTGTCGTACTCGGTTTGGCTTATGAGTTTATTTCTAAGTTTTTCGTCTAAGATATTTTGTTCAATCTTTGCAAACTCTCTTTGTTTTTCTAAGGTATCTTTTTCAAATCTTCGGTTCTCTTTTTCTTTTTCAAAAGCTTGCTGCAACCCGTTTATTTTTTCCTGTGCTATTTTCTTGGCACGATTAATTGCGTCGGTTTCTGCCTGCTTGTTGATAGCATTTAGTTTGTTAACTTGCGTGGTTTGAAGTTCTAAGCCTTGCGTGCTTTTTTCCAACCTTTGCGCCTGTAATTCTGCGAGTTCTTTTTCATCTTTTCGAGAAGTATCGTTTTTAGAATTGTCTAACGTTTTTTGCTCTATTTTTAAATCCAGAATTTTTTGTTCAGCCTTTACGAGTTCTTTCGACGCGTCTATTGAATTAATAGTTGCCTTTCTTCTTTCTTCAACACTTTTTGTTGTATCCTCTGCGATCTTGTTTTGCTCTTTGATAATATTGTTAAGCTTTGCACGCCTTACAATCAAGTCGTTTTCAGCTTTTTCAATCTCAATTCCAAGTGCAACGATTCTTTGTTGTGCTTCTGCTGCTGCATTTATATCTTTGCTTGCGTTTTTCCATGTGTCGGACACTTCTTTATTTCGCTTTGCTATTCGTTCAGACGCTTTCGCGGATTCTTCCAAACGTTTGTTTATTCGCGCTTGTATTTCTTCGGCTTCTTTATTGTCAAATGTTATTCTATTCCATGCGACGCGTATACGGTCAATGCCGTTTAATATTCCGTTTTTAATCTTTGTGAATCGATCTCCTAAAGAACCAAAAACCGAAGTAGCTATTTTTTGCACCACTCCTATAATTCCCTCAAATGCTCCTTTTATCGGCGCTAAAGCCGTATTTACTTTGTCTATACCTTTTTGAGTAGATGCAAAAGCGCCGACAAGCGCGCCGATGGCAATAACAATTGCGCCAATACCTGTATTAATTAATGCTAACCTAAAAGTTTTTAAAGCTTTTGAAAACTTTCCCGTAGATTTAGCACCTGCATCCATTGCGCTTTGTTTAATTATGAGAGCCGCACCTACTTTTTTTAATTGTTCGATCAACGATGCTATTTGAGGATTTAAAAACCTCACAGCTTCTTCGTAATTACCTATGTTTAACTTTTGCTTTAAAAGATTGTCTGCGTTTTCTTTTATAACATCATTGTTTTCGTTAATCTTTTTATTAAGTTCCTTTATTTGCTTCTTGCCTTCCTTGGTTGAAATGTTAGTTTGATTTCTTAATTTTATTAAAAGCGCATTTTGCGCGCGCGCTTCTTCTATGCTTTTCGCTTCTTGCTTCAAAGCTTCGTTTAGTAGCTCCTCATTTGCTGCCAAATCTGCGACCGCCTGTGTGTTATCTGAGATTGCTTTTACGTTGTTATTATATGCCTTGGATAAATTTTTTATGTCTGCTTGCAATTTGACATACCCTTTGCTAGAAGTGTCGCCTGACTTCTTTAAATCGCTTTGAGCCTTCTTAGCATCATCTAGTGCTTTTTTTAAATCAGAAGTGTTTTTCAATAGCGCTTCCACGTCTACATCAATTTCCGCAATAACTATCTTCTCTGCCATTTATCATATTTAATTATGGTACATCGTTAACAATATCGGCAGAAGTCATG